TAGCCGCCTACGGACAATACCAAGCCGGCAAGGCCCAAGATAAATACTATAAATATTTGGCCGACCAAAACGAGCGCGAGGCAGAAGCGGCGCAACAGACTGCAGAACAGCAGACAACCATAGCCCGAAACGAAGCGGCGCAAAGAGCCAAAGAATTAAAAGGCGATGTGTCAAAAGTAAAAGGCGCACAAAGAGCCGCTATGGCCGCAATGGGAATATACGGCGTAACAGCCGAAGATATCCTGACAGATACCACCAACAGAGCCAAGCTCGATGAAGCAAATATAAGGTATAACGCCGATATAAGCTCTTGGGCAGCCAAAAAAGAAGCTGCAGAGAAAGGCTGGGCATTGAGAAACCAATCGACACTATTCAGGTTCGCCGGCAAACAAGCCAGGCAGGTCGCAGCAATAAACATGACCACAACCCTTTTAGGAACCGCCTCATCGATAGCGCTGATGGGAGCATGGGGAGGCGGGCCAGGACCAACAAAGCCAACTGCAGCACCTAAACTATATAATGTATAGGAGAAAATATGCGTGTTCCAACCTATGAGAAACAAACAAGTAGAATAACCCCAACCGTGTCTACGCCTCAGGAGTTAAGGCCTCCTGCCGCAGCCTTTGGAACTGAAATGGCAGAAGCAACAACCCGGCTCGGTGAAACCGGCATGAAGATAGCCTCAGCCATCATGCAAAGAGCAGCAGAACGCAGAAAAGAACTGATGGCAAAGCAGGTATTCGAGCAAGATACCTTATTCCGTCAGGAAATGCAGAATGTTTTATACAACGACCAAGTAGATAAGAACGGAAAGCCTCTGGGTTTCTTAAGCCGAAAACTCGACCAGACGCAAAACATAACCCCTGAATTCGACCAAGCATATTCCAACATAAAAAAGAAATACCTGAACAATGTGGCGGCCCCCGAACAGAAAGACGCCCTGGCGAGAATGCTTGACTCAACCTACCTAAGCCACAGGGATAACATAATACGCCACGAACGCAATCAGATAGACCAGAGTATTCAAAACTCATTCAAATCTAATTTAGATATCCAGGTAAACGACGCCGCGCAGCTGCAGGACGGTCCTTCTGTAATAAGGGCAATAGATGCGGCTATAGTTACCCAGGATACGCTCAGCAAAATAAACGGTTATGATGAAAAAACTGCCGAGGCTCAAAGGATAGACGTAAGAGGTAAAGTAGCCAAGACCGCATTCTCATCTGCGATGGCAGAGAATAACCTGATAAAAGCCCAATCGATTTATAATGCGGTCAAAGGAAAAATACCCGCTGAAATAGCCGAAAAAATGAAGGAGCAAGTAGAAAGCGGAATCCCCTATGGCATAGCCATACAAGACGCATTCTTAGACCCTATCTCCACTCGCAAGAAGTTAGAGACAAACGCCTATGATATCAAAGACCCCGTAAAACGCAAGGCAGCCTATGACTTCACGAATACCCTGGCCGAAAGGATGATCACCGATAGCCAAGAAACCAGGCATAATGAATTGCTCGATAACTTGGCCAAAGGGAAACTGACCCTGACAGACATAGAAAACGAGATGCAGATACCAGAAGATATCGGGGGCCTGAAGAAAAAAATCTTGGTGAACTACCAAAAGGCGATCCAGAACGGAATCCAAAAAGACCTCAATAGAATGCTGACAGAAAAAACTCCCGATAAAGACCCGACTGCCCGGGCAAAAGCAGTGAAGCAATATGTCGACCTAATAGATGCCTTTGTTAACGAAGATACCGATAAATGGCACGCCAGGGAGAAGCTGGCTGAGGCCTACACAGATGGAATTATAAATTCACAAGAAGCAGTATTCTTAAACAACTTAAAGACAAACTTAAAAAACATAGAATTCAATCGTAACACTGGGCCGATAAACAGTGCAATAAAGTCGCTAAAGTCGTGGATGGGGAAAAACAACGCCAGCGACGAGGAAATAACCCTGAGAGTCAAACAGCTATTAGGCACCCTGCAGCAAGGACAAGCGAATCCCCAGGATGCAGCAAAAGCGATAATGCAAAACCATATATACCAGAAAATTCCAGAGGCAGCAACCTTATCACCAAAAGGTCAATTGATGATGGATGCTTATGGGAATAAGGCCATCGTATATCCGGATGGAACCATCGAGCCAGTGGTAACTTATAAAGAAAAAGCACCAGAAGCGGAGAAAAAATAATGCCTCGTTATAAAGTAACTATGATCTGTAGGGAAATATGGAGAGCGGAAGTAATAAGAGAATTTTTCTAAAAATCTTGAACAAGAGAATTACACCAAAATAGAAGAGGTTAAGTAATGCCAGGATTTGATATAAAAACAGCCATTCCTATAACAGAAGAAGGTGGGGTAGCTACTATGCCGAAGGAATTTGATATCAACACGGTCCTGCAGCTTACCGAACCTGTCGATAGCGAAGATGGCTATGATGCATTTCTGCGTTCGCAACTTCATAAGCAGATAAAGGATAACATTAACCGGCCGCTGAACGCAGGAGAAGTAAAATTCATACTGGATAACGAACAGCAGGATCCCGGAGCATTCCGTTCATTCGCCGTGCCTTATACTGAAGGCATTGTGGGTTTCTTCACCAAACCATTCGGATATCGGCCAGATTTAACGCGTCCATTTGGACTTAAGAAAGGCCCTAAGACAGAAGCCGAAATTGCAGAGGCAGCGGCCATGCAGAAAGAGCACCCTGTGGCATTTACTCTGGGCCAGATAATAAGTGGTGTCGCACCATTTATTGCTACAGCCCCATTATTTCCGCAGAGCCTCCTGGGAACATTAGGCACATTTGAAACTGTAGGCTTGGTAGGAAAAATAGGCCAGATAAGGACAGAAGAAAGCCTGCTTATGCCTCCAGGCGAGAAGGCCTGGGAGTTTGGTAAGGAAGCAGTAAAGACAGGAATTATGGCTCCGATTTGGTATTACAGCGGAGCGCTTAGATTTATAGGCCAACCGTATCTTTCTGCATTTACCCGGGCCGGAGTAAGAGGCATAGGAACCACAGGCCTTGAGACAGTATTCGGAACAGACCTTGAGCAAGCACTAAAACAGGGCGGGATGATTACGGCATTATCGCTTATTTTTGAAGCACCGGCATTAGCCAAAACAGCCTTGGGGCGCGGAATTATAAATAGAGCAGTAAAAATTGCAGAAGCAAAAGGTCTTAAGCCAATCATAGAAACTGTACCTGGGAAAGGTGAGGTTATAACAACCTGGGGCTGGGATGTAGATAAAATGGATGCAGCGGCAACCAGGACAAACATATTTAGTTTGGTGAAAACCTTTTATAACTTAATGCGAACTAAAATAGAAGGGGCAGCAGGCCCAGCAGAAGCCACAAGACAGGCAACTTATGCCAAATTGACATATAGCCAATTTTTAGCCCCCACAGAGCCACCAGCTCAACCAGGCGGGGCAATCTGGGCTCCAAAAGGGGTAGGTATGCCTCCAGGCCAGCCAGCCGCAGGCGGCATGATGCATATGCCCGAAAAAGCCCCTGTTTTCTACAGCAAAATGGCGAGCGCATTGGCCGAGAAGATGCCTGAAAGCGCGCCAGCAGACCAAGTGCGAGGTATTCTGGCCAATTCTGGCATACCTAAAGAAGAGATAGCGTGGTCCGGAGTAGAGGATTTTTTGAAAGGCAAAGATAAAGTAAGCAAGACCGAATTGTTGGACTATCTACAAAAGAACCAGCTGACGATAGAGGAGACGATAAAGGGTGGAGATAAAGAAAGTATTACTGAATTAGATAAAGCAAGAGATAAGGCGGCAAAAAAGATATTTGGAGAAGACAGGTATTTCAACTTACCAGAGGAAATGCGAGCTGAGATAGATGCGGCCTTAGAAGATAAAGGTTATGATACAAGTATTGGAGAACGAGGCACCAAATACTCTGACGTCAAATACAACGTCGTCACCGAAAATTATAGGGAGATGTTGTTGAAGGTGCCGGTAGAACCTCCGCAAAAAACAAATTGGCAAATAGTACCAGACATAAATAATACATTTAATGTCATAAATCCTCGGGGAGAAAAGATGTATACGTCGGGTCGAGGACCCACGACAGAATCCGAAGCGCAAGAGGATATAAAGGATTTTAAAAGAGGATATGATACTCATGGAGGAGAATATCAAGTACCAGCTCCAAGTACCTACACAGAACCCCACTTCCCAGAAGATAAAAATACTTTTGCTCATGCCAGAGTTGGAGATGTCACCGATAGCCAGGGCCGCAAGGGTTTATTCGTCAACGAAATTCAGAGCCAATGGGCGCTGGAAACAAGAAAAGAAAAAATATCTGCCGACAGAATAAATTATATTAGAGAAAGAATAGAGAGTCTAAATAAAAGATTAGAAACTGAGATTGGACCCGAGAGACCAGCTATAATTACTGAACGGAATATTCTTAATAAAGAATTGGCAGAAGCAGAACGAGGCGTTCCTTACCACCCTGTCGTCTCCCGCTGGCACGAAGTTATTCTCAAGCGCCTATTACGTTACGCCGCAGAGAACGGATACGATTTTGTGACTTGGGCAACAGGAGAGCAGGTGGCGGAGTATTACGATTTAAGTAAATATGTAGATGAGATTAAATATAAGAGTTTCGGTCCGGCTCGAGGATGGCAAGTTGACATTATAAAAGACGACAAGGTTTTAGAGAGTAGGGCAATTGAAAATCCCGAGGAATTACGGAACTTCGTTGGAAAAGACCACGCTCAAAAAATTATAGATGGTAAGAAATCGGGGAGTATTAAAGGCAAAGATTTAAAAGTTTCTCCTGAATGGGCTAAGAATTTATACGATAAGCAAATCCCCAACTGGCTGAATGATTACGCCAAGAAGTTTGGGGCGCAGGTGGAGACGGTAAAGATATCAGGTATAACCAAAGCAATATTGAGGGCGTTAGAGGTAGATAAGGTGGGCGATAATTATATGATTATAGATAATGATGCTGGCGGAAGAGTAATCGCTCAAGACTTTTATACAAGAGAAGAGGCAAAAAAAGCACTTGAAGAAATACTTAAAAAAGAAAGAAATATAGAAACAATAACCCAGCAATCCCTCGCCATCACCCCTCAAATGAAACAAGCACTACTCACCGAAGGCCAGCCGCTATTCGGCAAGATGCCAACAGAAGTGGGTAAGCTCGGACTCGAGCCTGGTCAGATGAAAATATTCCGCATGGATGAGGAAATGAAGATAGTAAACACCAAAGGCGAAATAGTAACTCTGCCTAAAGGCGAAGAATATCGAACCCTTCCTGTCTACGACGTTGAAGGCAATATTGTCCCGAACAAAGTAAAACTACAGGACGGTAAGCAGGTGACTGTATATGAGGGCGAACTGAATAAACTCAAAGGCAAGATATTGGGCGAAGGCGAACAGCCGATGGCGGGAGGGGAAATGCATCCTGCTGTACCCGAAGAAGAGCAGCCAAAGCCCCGCATCGAACAGCGCAAGGAAGATATGGTGCTTTGGAACACTCCGGATATTGTAGATAAACTCATGACCTCTGAGAAAGAATTCCTGAAGAAATATATAGATGAGGGTAAGAGCCTAAAGCAAATCGCCAAAGAACTTGGAGAGAGCATAGAAGATACCAAGAAAACTGAGATGTGGGCATACGCGCACATGCAGGAGATAACAGATGAACTACGCGCAGAAATAGAAGAGGCCGGCACTGAAGATTATCTTGCGCGCAAAGGAGAACTAAAGACTTATCTTCAAGGCCAGCTCGACCCAGAACTTAAAAAAGAAGGAGAATATCATAACTTGGCGATGTTGCCTTGGCTCTGGGCTAAGGAAGGCCAAACTCCTCCTGGTGTAAGACCAGACGTTCTGGCCAGCGAAATAGCTGGGATGGGTTATCCAATAGAAGCAACCGAAGGAGATGTAATAGGTCTTATAGAATCATACTTTAAAAAAGAAATTGAAGGTCGCGCCGCCGGTTTTGAAGCACAATATTCCAAAGCCAGACAAGCAGAACTAAAGCGCGGGTTAACAGCCAAAGTAAAAAAAGTCAAACCAAGGGTCCTGGAGCGCGAAATAACCGGCGTAGGCAATGGATCCACTATATCTACCCGGGAAGACATAGACTATGAGGAGAGGAACAAGATATTTAAAGGCATGCCTTTTGCTTTATTAGGCAACAAAGCCGAAGTCTTGGCCAGGTTGCCCAGCAAATTTAAAGCGGCAATAAAACAAGGGATTAAAAAAGTATACGACCTATGGGGAGGGGCAAAAGGATACCGTGCTGGCCTGTTCTCAGATATCCCAGCTGCAGATTATACCCTAAATGAACTCAGCGACGAGAGATATAACTATTATAAAAACATTCAGGACCCCGAGAAACAAAAAATAATAAAGCAGACGTTGGTAAATATTATGAACGAGTTCGTTGTTTTGATGAAAGATGCCTTTAATCTTCCGGCTGCTAAAGATAATAAAGATTTTCTCGATATGCTTAATTCTTGGCTAAAGATGGGGCTAAGAAAAGAACGGTACTATTTTACCAGGGAAGTAATTCAGGAATTTGGAGATAGATTGCTTCAGGAAGCCTCGGCTGATAAGTTCTCCAGCCCGGAATCCAGCGCGAAATATTACTTTTTAGAAAACACCAGTATATTTTCTATAAGTAAGACTGAAAAGGGATATGCCTGGACCCAAGGTATTATTCGAACCACCAAAGGCGAATCGGCCATAAGGAATGTTATAGATAAATTAATAGATTTCAATGGGCAGTTAGATGCAGAGTTAAATAGAGACAAGGGGATGCCGGTAACTCAGGAGAATGCGTGGGATGCAATAGATAGATTGACTGAAGATATTAAAGCTGGCAAGGTAAATTTAGAGGAAACAGTAGTGGTAATAGTAGATCCTCAATACCTAAACCCAACAGAAGCCGCTGGAACATATTCAGTAGGCGTAAGCGATACAGCGTGGAAAGGACATAAGCAGAATTTAGAGAAGTCCCTGCTACCCTTAGTAAAAACAGGTGTCAAGATAATATATACCAATAACGCAGACTATGAATTGATAAACTGGCTGCGCGCCCATAAGCTTCCTTACAATATTAATAAGTCGATAGGCGCAGTAGCCGAAAGGAGCGGTCGAGATGAAATCATCAGCTTCATCAACTTTAAACTACCCCAGCAATATGTTTCTGGCGTCGGCGTTGGTGTTGAACGGCCTATGGGACAACCTGGAGCCCCAGGAGAAGGAGTTATTGAGCCAGGACAGCAATACGTTACCCCAAGAGTTACTGGACAAAGTGCAAAGTTTATTGAGTGGCTTAGAGAGCATGAGTTAAAGCTTCAAGAGGAGGTACGGAAGCAGGAATTAATAGCTAAAATAAACTTAATAGCAAAGAGCAAAATGTTGTCCAATATAACAGTATCGAGAATAAGGAAATATCTTGGCATAAAAGAGTGGAAGAATACCGATATCCCTCAGATACAGAAGCTCGTTGATTATCTTGAAGGTATGAAGACAGGCGATAAGCTATTGTCTGAAAAACAAATAAATGTATTAAAGGGCCTGTTAGAAGATGTGAAAGATCTCGCTATAATGCCAAAGCGCATAGCCATAGAACAGTTTGGCAATAATCCACAGCTTCTTGAAGGTTTGATTATGAGCAGGGTAGCAAACGAACTTATTCCGACGGTAGATATAAAAGAAGGTAATCCTCTGGTACAAAAGATAGTAAACGAGATAAATGAGAGGTTAGAGTTTGCACAAGAAGAAGTTCGCAGGCGTGATAATCAACTCGAGGAGATGTTGACTAAAGCCGAGAAATCAAGAAAACTTCCCACAAAAGAGAAGGTAAAGAGATTCTTCACATCTCAAAATAAGGAGATTTTCCAGGCCTTAAGCGGCGAAAAGATAGAACTTACCAAAGAAGAAACGGCCGTGGTAGCGTATCTTAAAAATTTCTTCGCTATGGCAAAAGAAAAACTTGTTCTCCAGAAATTTCGCAAGAATTATATAACGCATTTGGAGCAGCCTCTGACTGAGAAGATATTCGAGAAAGGGCTAATAGGAGCATTGCAGCAATACTTCAAAGAGCAGGCTGGAGAAAAAGGGATACCGACTGACATAATGCTTGAGCTGGATAATATCATAGGGAGTGAGAAGTTCTTCCGCTTTGCCTTGCAACGTAAGGGTGGTATAGAACCGACGACCAATATCCGTAAAATAGTGCACGAATACTCGTCTTTATTCGAAACAAAGATTGCCCTTGACCGGATACTTCCCCTGGGTCAAGTAGCAACCCAATTAATTATTCAAGGAAAAAGTGCTCTGTGGTTGAAAAAATTCCTGCAGAATTTAAAAGGTCGGGGTCTGGATTACGAATTTAGGACCGGAAAAATGGGGTGGCTGAGTCGCGTGGCCGACGGAATTATAGACTTAGGGTATATAAAATTATTATCTCTTAACTGGAGATCGGCTATCAAGAACATCGTCGCTGGAGAAGCTAATGCCATAATATGGCAGGATTTCTCAGCATATTTAAAAGGTAAAGAGCGTTTCTTCTCTCATCCCAAAAAAGCGTATGATATTGCCGTAAAGCATGGGGTGCTCGAAGGAACATATGCCGACTATACCCAGCGTGGCATAGGAAAATTAAAGAAACTTCAGGACAAGGCTGTGATAGGCCAGCAGGCTGGCGAAGTAGAGATAAGGACTTGTATGTTCGTAAGTGAGTTAACTGATCAGGAATGGGAAACTGGGAATATATCGCCGGTTAAATCAAGAAAATTGCGAGATGACATTGCTATAACTCAAGGAATATTCTCGAAGACAGAAAGCCCTCTATGGGTGCAAACAGCTCTGGGCCGCATGATTATGCAGATGAACCGGTGGCGTATAACCGACGCCATGATGCTACGCCGGATAGTAAACGGCGCCAAGGAAGAATGGAAACAGGGTAACTATAAAGGGCAGGATTCGCAGAGATTATCAAAGGCATTATTATTTTATGCCATAGGAATGTATGTCAGTTATGAACTCGGGAAAGCAGGACTTAAGAAAGCGGCACAGATAGCGCAATCTATGTCCGAAGTGGTTAACAGTTTAATAAGCCTAATATCGCAGGGCGACCTGATGAAGATGATAACCGATAACCCGACACTGTCAGTAATAAAGGAATTTTTCTTCACTATGCAGAATCTGGCTAAATATTTACATGTTCCCGGAGCTCAAAAACCAAGCAAGATTAAAATTCAACAAGGAATAGAGGAAACCTACATAGCACCTTTAGACACAGTAAAAGATATTATAGACGAACTACAATAAGGAGGATCTCATGACAGTATCTGCAGGAACAATAAAACATGTTTACAATGGCAACGGAACAACCAGAGATTGGGATTATACCTTTCCCATCTACACTGCCGATGGAAGCGATATTAAGCTGTATAAAACAGCTATTGGCGGAGCTATAACCGAAATCACCAGCAATTACTCTGTGGATGTGGTAGCTAAGCATGTTACATATCCAACCGTAGCATCAGGCCTGCCTTTATTAGCCACAGGCGAAAAGATAACATTGCTGCGGACAGAGACATTATCTCAGGATGCTGACTGGAAAAACCAAGGGCCATTTAACGCCGAAACAGTAGAATCTGTCGCTGATAAAAATATAATGATTGCCCAGCAACAGAATGAGGCGCTAAGCCGTGCGGTAAAATATCCTGTAGACCAAACTCCTACCAGTGATACTACTGATACATTTCTTACTACCATAGAGGCAGCCAAGACAGCAGCACAGGCCGCAGCAACAGCCGCACAAGCTGCGCAGACCGCGGCAGAGACAGCCAAGACCGCAGCACAAGCGGCACAGACCGCGGCAGAAACCGCAAAGACAGGCGCTCAAACTGCGCAAACAGCCGCAGAGACCGCTAAGACCGCGGCAGAGACAGCCAAGACCGCAGCGGAAACAGCACAAGCTGCCGCAGTGACAGCTAAAAACGCAGCAGAGACCGCACAAGCAGCCGCTGCCAGTAGTGCGAGTGCAGCCGCAAGTTCAGCCTCGGCCGCAGCAACCAGTGCCACCAATGCAGCCGCAAGCGCGACCGCCGCAGCAAACAGTGCGAGTGCCGCAGCCACATCCGCTACCAACGCTGCGAATAGTGCCACTGCAGCCGCAGCATCTGCTACCGAAGCGGCTAATTACGCAGCTGCCCTCAAAGCCACTTCTACATCATCCGTAGCCATAGGCACGGGCGAAAAAACATTCACTACTCAGGCCTCAAAGCAATTCGCAGCCGGCCAGTTTATTTTAATCGTAGATACTGCTAACTCCGCAAACTATATGCACGGCCAGGTAACAAGCTACAGCGGAACAACGCTCGTAGTAGATGTTCAAAATATAGGTGGAAGCGGGACAATAGCGAGTTGGAATATTTATGTGTCAGGAAGTAGGGGTGCAATAGGAGCGACTGGCCCGACAGGTGCAGACGAAAAAGTCAAGAACGTCTCGGCTGATGCCTCAGCCGGTTACCTTGCCGAGAAGCTGGCCGCTCTTTACCCAAGTCTCTATCAGCGCGACCAGAAGTGGGTTCTTAAGACGCCATATACCACAGCAGCCAACAGGTATACTATTCTGACACCAGCCAAACTTTCAGTAGATATAAACGGAACGGTCTACTTCTTGACCGCTCAAGCAGAAGTAAATTTATCCTTGGAAGCTTCATGGGATACCATAGCGGGCACAGATTACAGGACGGCCGCAAATAGAGCAGGCAAAGACTTCTATATTTACGCCTGCGTGCCTGTTTCTGGCGCAGCTCCTAAGATCGTGCTCTCAGCCAATTCAACCACACCATCAGGATATTCCGGAACAACATCGCGTAAGATAGGCGGTTTTCACGGACTATGCGTGGCAGTAGGAACCATATCTGGGCATACCTTAACTACCTTTGTAGCTGGCGACGTTCTACCTGTCTCAATTTGGGATCTCGTACACCGGCCAGTTGCTAACCCGGAAGGTATGGTATTTAGCGACTCAATCAACAAGTGGGTAGATATCTACCTTGCCTCGGGGACCGGAGCGTCTACAACCTCAGTTTACGGAGGCACAATATCAGACACCCGCGACTGGAATGACTTTGTAGACGACGGTGGAGCAGTCAAGAAACGTATGCTTGACGACGGCGAATTCCAAGTAATAGCCGCAGGTTCAAACGAAGAGACTAACATTACTGGATCAGCAGACCCGGGGACCACTGGCGGACATGTAGACACGGCCTCAAGGCGTATGATTTCAAATATAGGCGTTGAGGATGCTTGCGGTGTATTATTGCAATGGCTTAGCGACCAATCATCTATGCAATCTACCGATGCAGCAGGTTGGTATGATTTACCAGGCTCTAAGGGACAGCTATATAGACCCTTGAATTCAAATGATGTGAAGCTGATTGCTGGCGGTGCTTGGGACAACGGCGTGAATTGCGGTTCCCGGGGGCGGTTTACGGCTTACTCTCGCTGGGTTGCGGGTTCGGTTGTCGGTTGCCGGTTTTGCGCGGAGCCCGTTTAACGAAGTAAGCCGAACACGTAACACGCTTCGGCGACGTTTTTTGAAAAGTAGTGTAACACAGGCTAATGTGTCATCGGTTGCTGATTGCTGGCGGTAATTGGGACAACGGCGTGAATTGCGGTTCCCGAGGTCGGAATACGAATAACTATCGCTGGAATACGAATTCGAATATCGGTTGCCGGTTTTGCGCGGATACAGGGGAGATACACGGAGAAAATAAACTCCTGGCTGGATACATTAGCCTTGCCCTAAAGGCAAAATACACAACGGAGGGGTAGGGAGGTTAGTAGGGAAACCGAAAGTCTCCTGGCCCAGATTAAATGAGAAGGCATGGCAATCTTTACGAAAAAATAACTTCTTCTGAAAACATAAAGCTTGCCTATGTCCGCACGCGCAAAGGCAAAACCTGGCAGCAACAGGTAAGAACATTTGACCTGAACATAGAAGAGAACCTAAAGAGGATACAGGAGATACTTATCAACAAGGCATTTAAGACATCGGTATATCGCACCAAACGTATCCACGAGCCTAAAGAGCGCGTAATTTATATCGTCCCGTTTTCACCAGATAGAATAGTCCACCATGCCTTAATGAACATCTTAGAGCCAATTTATAAGCCGATGTTTATTCACGACTCCTATGCTTGTATAGAAGGTAAAGGTCTGCATGGAGGAAGCCAGAGGACTATGGAGTTTGTCCGGGCCAATAAATACTGCCTTAAGTGCGATATCTCTAAGTTTTACCCGTCTATAAAACACGACATTCTTTTTAATATCTTAAAGCGCAAGATTAAATGCAAAGATACTCTCGGTTTAATCAAAGCCATTATTTACGGCATAGGCGGCGGCCAGAATGTGCCTATCGGAAACTACACCAGCCAGTGGTTCGGCAACATCTACTTAAACGAATTGGATCAGCACGCCAAGCACATTTATAAAATTAAACATTACATTAGGTACTGTGATGACTTCGTATTCTTCCATAACGATAAGGCAGAACTGCGCAAGATTGCTAAAGGTTTAAAAGTATTTTTAGATGAGCGCCTTGGCTTGAAGATGAGCAAATGTGAGTTGTTCCCTGTATCCCAGGGAGTAGACTTCTTAGGTTACCGACACTTCCCGCGCTACGTCCTTTTAAGAAAATCAACGGCGATAAGAGTAAAGCGTCGTCTTAAGATATTACCCCGGCTTTTTGAGGCGGGCAGAATCAACTTTGAATATTTCCGCTCTTGTATTGCCTCATATACTGGGTGGATGCGCTGGGCCAACTGCCATAATTTAGGCCTTAAGTTACAGATGGACAGATTACAGGAGATATTAAATGTCGCCGGAAAAGCAACCGCCCAAGCGATTTAGTGAATTCGCCCGGGAGAACATGCCGTTAGACGGCAGCAAGCTTAAACTCGATGATGTGGTCAACCGCGAGATGTTGGTACTGGATTACCGCGTTAAAGATAGCCATTATAAAAAAGCGAATTGTGAACTGTGTATGACGCTGCAATTTAAAATAGAGGATAAGGTGTATGTAATGTTTACCGGTTCCAATGTCCTGCGTGATCAGATAGAGAGATATAAGGCTGAGATACCGTTTATCACGACGATAAAGAAAATAGATAGATATTATACATTCACTTAACCAGGAGGAAGAAGATGAGAGGTTTCCCGAAACACCTAAACACCCGATTTGACGTGGAGTACTGCCTTGAGCATTACCCGGCAGAAACCAAGGCCTTCCTATCCCAGAAGCTGGTAGAGGTTAAGCAGTGGTTAGTTGCCGGAAAGCTGGCCGAAGGCGATGCCGGGGTTACTAATAAGACGCACAAGGTGGTAGAGGTTAAAGATAGAGAAACTGATAAGGTGACAGAGCGTTATCAACACCAATACAAAGACGACCCGAACTGCGAACTGTTCAAGTTAGGTTTTACGGTCAAGGAAGCTGAGGGGATGATAAAGAAATGAAAAGTGAATACAAGGTTCAAATTAAGGTATTAGCCAAACTGCTTTGGGTTTGTGGATTTGCCTTACTATACGGACTTGGTGGGATAGAGTATAAATGGCTCCGGCGTTTTATCGCTCCCCTCTGGCTTGGCGGCGGTATGTATCTGTTCAGCCGGGACTGGCGGGTATTCCTGCAGGTGCCGCTTTTAATGTTTAGTTTATCTCTGGGGTATGGAGCTGCAAACTTTTGGCTGAAAGTCTGGAAGCGCTTATTATTTGGCTTCGCCAACGGCTTTACGAACATTACGCACTTATTCGACCAGAACTTCAATAAGAAGCGATTTTGGACTTTATTCTGCTTGGCAATTACGATTACACCAGTTATTTGTATGGTGCTTGGCACAATCAATCCCGTCGTGGCGAGGTCAGAAGAATTATTGTTGGGATTTTTTATAGCAATCTGGTCGATGTTTATAATAGAAGATAAAGAAAAATAACAAAGTAACCTTAAAAAAGGAGGAGTCAAATGTTTAAGAGAATTTTAGCAATTGCAGTAATCGCCCTGTTTATGCTATGCGGCACAGCCCAGGCCGGAAGGGTGTTAACATCTCAGATAGTGGATACGACCTTCAATAACGTCATCACTACCGTGAACTCAACAGCGACAAATATCCAGGGCTACGATAAGGTGGCATTCTTCGTTAAGTATGATGAAACCGAGCATGTAGGCGCAGTTAAGGCAAGCCATGTTGCTGCCGGTGGCACAGGGTATAGTGCTAATGATATCTTAACTATAACTGGTGGAACAGGCGGAGATTGCACCTTAAAAGTTTTAACTGTAACTGAGGGAGCAGTAGCCACCTATGAAGTGGTAACGCAAGGTTTAGGTTATTCTGTTGGAGATACTCAAGCGACTACTGTTGTGCCTTCTGGTGGAACGAATTGCACAATTCATATTACGGCTATTGGTGCGGTTTTAAGTGGAGCAGTAACCCTTGAAATATCCTACGATAACTCAAACTGGATGGCCGCATCTTTCTATGATTACGCGGGTGGAGCAACCCTTCAAACATCAGAAACTATATCTGCAGATGGCTGGTATTATTGCTGGTTCAATAAAGACTTAAATGTTCCTTATGTGAGAATAGCAGTCGCGGCCACTAACACCAATGCCGAAGATATCATTGATGTCGATGCTTATATAGTGGCAAAGGAATAACTATGGACGACCAAACAGCAGAACGCATCCACCTCAGAATTGACGAAACTCACAAGTTAATCAACGAGGTAAAACTTGCCTATACTGCCCAATGTCAAGATATGAAAAGCCTCGATGAGACCGTCAAGAATTTTGTCAAAAAGGTAGATAAGAGTATTTTTGATACCGAAGAAGGGTTTATCATTAAGACCAAAACTAAATTAAGTAATCTTTGCACCCAAGTTAAAAACCAATGGTATCTGATTACCCTTCTACTTGTAGGAGTTTTGGGGATAGCGTGGGGAGTGATAAGTAGAAAATGATTAAACAAATCATTAACGAATTCCGAAAACAGAACGGCAGGCCACCTGTTAGTTTTGATGACTACATAGAGAATCAATACTGCTTCTGGCATTGTCATTATATGGCCCGGATTCAGGAATGTTGCCATGCCCCAGAGAATCTGCGCAATGGAAAAGCCGAGGCCGTAGGAGGCAGGGGTATCTTCCATGATCCATACGATACTCTCCGCGCCATAGTTTTTGGAGCTCCTGATGAAACAGGAAAGATTACAGGAGGATTTGCAAATAGTCCCGAACATAGAGAAATAATTCTGATGGATAATCTTGCTGGCGCTTTTCATATGGATTTTATGAATCACTTTGTATTCGTAACCATACGTGGTTGGTAAAAGAAGGAGGAAGCATGAACCAGATAATGGAAGTAGTAAAATGGTTTCAAGCGAATTGGGCGCAAATAGCGCAGGCAATAGCGGCAATTATCGGCACGGCCAGTATTATAGTGAAGATAACCCCCACACTGAAAGATGACAATATTCTCTTGGGGATTATTAAGTTTATTGGCAAGTGGATAGCTCTTGATAAATATGGCCCAACAGAAGTAAAGAGACCCGAATAATGGCAACCCAGATACTTACGGTAATAGGTTCTATCTTGGCGATTATCATAGGCCTGTGGAAGTATTTCGGCCGCAAGAATGCAGAGAAGCGTAAGCAAGCAGAACAGGCACGAAAGGATTTAGATAATGCAAAAGAAAAAGATGATCCAAGTTCTTTTTTGGATAGCTTTGGTCGTATTCGTTAGCGGATGCATAAGGACATCTGTTTACGTTTTAGACCAGGCTGAGCTTGTTAGAGTAAAGTCAGGGCAAACAGTAACCTCTAAATATGACGGCTGGTTGTTATCTGACAGAGCCGTAGATAGGGTATTGAACGCTAAGATAAAAGCGGTTAATTTACAATAATTAAATAAAGCGTCTTCCAGGGCGCCTGCCCAGCGCCCTTTCTTCCCAGACAAGGCCAGAAGAAGTAGGTCAACCTCCCCTACCTATTCTGGCCTCCTCCTTATTGATTGCAAAATATTCTTGTTAGATTTTGTCATCTCTTACGTCTATTATAGTAGGAGGTGGAAGATGAAGAGATACCCGAACAAAAAGTTGATTGAGGAAACCAAGCGGATTATCCACTGGCGATTGTTTCTTAATGAGTGCGGTCTTAAGCGATATTATATCTCAGCGAAAAATATCTTGCGCCTTTCTAAAGCTGTGGTATAATTTATAACTTAAGACTTTTAATTTAGGCATAACGGGCATCTTGAGTGTAGTGAAATTGTAGTAACTCGTTGTGGAATGACGTTGAGTGATGTGGAATAACATTAATGAATGTTGAAGTGGTCTTTCCGACGATAAATATAGTAAATTTGCGTAACTAATTGATATCAGGGCCCATAGCTCAGTGGTAGAGCAGGTGACTCATAAGCTTAAGCATTACCCACCTAACCTACTGGAATATAACGAGATTAAAGAAAGACTGTAGTGATTAATGTAGTGATTTTTAGAAGTTAAGTTTGTTTATGGCCCCCCGGACATGGTCCGGAGAAAGGTGGCTATAAATCATCGTAGTGGTAATACTCGAATGCCCCAGGAGTTTGGCCACTGTAGCCAGGTCAACGCCAGCCATGACGAGTTGCGAAGCAAAGGTATGCCTTAAGCTATGCCATCCGATACCTTGCAGATTAACCTTCCTTATGATCCTGCCAAATAACCTGCGCTGATTAGTAATATCGAAGCACTGACCGCTAATTTTAGTTAAAGGCTTAAGGATTTTTTTGAGACTGCCATGCAGAGGAATGACCCTAAACTTTCTCGACTTTGGGGCAAAATTATCCTTATTCCGAATAGTTATTTCCCCGCGTTTAAAATTTACATCCTGCCATTCAAGGCTAAATATCTCTTGCTTACGTAGACCAGCGTACACCCCAGTAGCAATAACCGGATATAGAGAAGGATCGCCATCGCAATAATTGTTGGGATTCAGGGTTTCCTTAAGCAGGGCGTTGATTTCCTCGCGGCTTAAGAATCGCTTAGGATTAACCGGCTCCTTGAACTTCTTCATACGGGAAAGAGAATTCTCCGGAATGCGCCTATTCTTAACACAAAAATTAAGCCAGGTCTTGATATTAGTGATAATCATATTGGCGGTGCGGGGGGATATTTTTTCTGTAGCGAAGCGATGGTTTAGGTATTTCTGTAGCCGTTGTTCTGTAATCTGGCTAAAGGTGGTGATGCCAGACCAAGAGAGGAATTTCTGTATCCGGCCGCAATCGTCAAAATTGGCGTCTTTGGTCTTGCGGTGAAGATTGTAGTTACGAAATTCTTCTAAGAGAGGTGCACAGAGCGTATCTGCCCGGGGGATAACATCCCGGCCCTCAATAAGTTCTCTATCTTTCTCGGCCTTCTTATAGAGCGCGGTTGAACGATCCCGGGTCCTAAGGCTTATACAGTAACTCTTACCATGGAGCCGGAAAGAAAGCCAATAAATGTTATTACGGCGGTAGAGGGAGCTCATTAGTGAAACGAATAATTACAAGAGTGTTGGATAATCATCTTGCCCCAGGGAAGCAATAAGCGTTGATTCTTACAGGTAAGATTAGCTATGCCGCAGACAATAATAAAGTAGGCCAGATAGATATAGCCTATGAATTTTAAGATAAGTTTCAAAACAATCTTTGTCATAAACCCTTAAATAGCTCAGACTGGGTGATCCCCAGGAATTGGCAAAGTTTCTTTCTCTGTAGGGCATTCGGCTCCTGGCGGCCCTTCTCCCAGTAAGAAACGGTTGACTGGTCAATACCCAAAGCTTTAGCAATCTGGGCCTGACTCAAGTGCCTCTCGTTTCTAAGACTTTTTATCCTGTCTTTTAATTCCATTATTTACACAACGCTAATATCGCCTGTCTCTTCTCTGGTGAAAGATTCGGCAAAGTCTCCAGAAGAGCCTTGATAGTGTTCTTAATATCCTGCGTATTTTTAAAGGTGATAAGCAAAGCCTTAACCGCTATGGGATCATTGAGAGCTTCTAAGATTTCAGGGTTTATTTTAGAAGGGGTGCCACCAAAGAGTTCGGCTTCGGTAATATTGAAATACCCACATAGTTTTTTACGCTGGACAGGGTTCGGTTCTTGGCGACCTGATATCCAGTGTGAGACAGTAGACTGTCCAACTTTTAAAATCAATGCTAAACTTTTTTGTTGGATTCCACGTTCTTTTATTAACTTTTCTATCTGTTTGCCGATATGCATAGGGTCAATATACCATGGGTTTTTTCTTTATGTAAAAAAACAACTATTGACAGAATTATATGTCAGAAGGTCATAGAAGTCAATAAAATTATTTTCCCATATTGGGAACGCCCCGACGGAGAAAAAGGCAATTATGCCTTTTTGGAAAGAAAGGGTAAAAAAACACTTGACAAGTTCCCAAAATGGGATATACTTTTTACCAGAAGCAAGAAGCATTTTTTTTAACCAATAATATCCCAAAATGGGAAGTGAGGTAAAAATGAAAGGTGCATTCAGAATCACAGATAAATTAACAAAATGGATAGAGTTAAAAAATTGGACACAAACTCAACTGGCCGAAGCATTAAGTTGTGACAACAGCGAAATATCGCAGTGGTGCGTGGGCAAGACAGACCCGAAAGATTTAAAAAACCTCAAGCATCCATCTTGGCAACTGCTCAGGAAGCTATGTTTATTAACTGGGCTTGATATTTCTGAATTACTTACCTTCGACCGTAACATAGAACAGGAGGATTAAATGGGGGGAACGGGATCAGGAAGAAAAAGTATCAAGGGCCAAGCAATAAACTTCGTCTTAGACGTCCAGATTCTCCTTAATGAACTTTTACATGAGGATCTTGAGAGCAATATGTCGCGTGAAGAACTTAAGGAGAAAGTGCGGGAATACTGGAAGAAGTCAAAGGTAGTACAAGAGGAATTAGAGCGTTTATAAAGGAAGAGTTATGGTAAGGGAAGTTGTAGATATAAAAACGATAGCTGGTCGTCTTAGTTATTCAGAAAAATATCTGCGTAATAAATGGCCAGAGTTATTATCGGGCATTAAACCGGTTAAGCTGGGCGCTAACCGTGCAATCAGGTTCTACTGGGACGAGGTTGAAGGCCTATTAGCCCAGCCAAAATAAGGAGGTGTCATGTTAGTAAATCCGTATTTGAAACAGGTTCATCCCTACTACTACAAACGCATCCGCGAGGCACCGTTCAATGCGGCCGTGGTTTTAATATGTGGGATACTTGGGCTGATTATTTTAACCATCGCAACCTTTATTAAATAAGAAACACCAACGCCTTGGAGGGACGAATGATTAAAAGATTAGTGATAAAAGACTGCCTCGGGATAGAGGAACTCGCCATAAACCCAGGCAAGGTTAATGTGATAAGCGGCGGCAATGAGCGAGGGAAGACATCAATACTCGAGACTATAGAAAAAGCCCTTTATAACACCAAGAGGCGCGCGCGTTTTGTCCGAGCCGGAGCAGATAAAGCATATATTGAACTTGAGACCGATAATGGTATCAACATACGCCGGACAGTAAAAGAAGACGAGGCAGGATTAGACGCGGGATCAGTAAAGGTAACTGTAGATAACCAGCCGATAAAGGCCCCCGAGACTTTCCTTAAAGAGTTATTTGGGATATCTGGAAAGCGTGGCCATGACGTCTTCGCCTTCAACCCCGTAGACTTCATGCAGAAGAAGGATACCGAGCAGACCGATATCCTGTTGGGACTGCTTCCTATTAAAGTAACCGCCCAAGATGCTCAGGCCTGGTTCGGCGAAGCGCCAAAAGTAAACTACGAAAAGCACGGCCTGCAAGTTCTAAAGGACCTCGAGCAGTGGTTCTATGATGCCAGGCGCGAAGCAAACGCCAGGGTGAAGGCTGTTGAAGACGAATGCGCGGCCGTAACCAAGAGACTCCCGGATAACTATAAACTCGAGGAATGGATAGAGATAAACCTGGGCCAATTATTTGCCGAGCTTAGAGATGCCGAAGAGGTAAATAGGGATATTGACGAGAACCTAAAGGTAATTGAACGCCATCCTGCAGGGGTAGCGGCCATCAACGATAAGTATGCCCTGAAAGAAAAAGAAGCCCAAGAGCAGGAGGACGCCGAATACGAAGAGGTTAAGAATGCGATAGAGGATCAGAAAAAAGATATCATGTTGCAGATGGATGTGATAGACGAAGAAATCGAAGAATTGCGAGACCAGATACGGAAACTCGAGGGGAAAAAGACTCTACTTCAAGATAATATCAGAAGTCTTGCCGAAACAAATCTGGTGGTAAAAAAAGAGGCGTTGACCAGGATCACCAAGGACCGCCTGCTAACCATCGCTGACAACAGGAAGAGAGAACTTGCCCAACTGGAGAATAAAAAAACACAGGCAGAATTCTTCCTCGATGTTCACCAATCCATCGACACCGCACCCATAAAAGAAAGATGCACCCAGGCTGAACAGATGAAATCCTACATTCCCCTGGCCAAAGAAGTAGAGGCATTAAGACAACGCCTTGAGGCCGAAACCATCACAGCGCAGCGTTATGACCATTGCGTAGATACCGCCCGCCTCAAACCACATGAACTACTCACCAAGGTAGAGTTACCAATCAAGGGCCTCGGAGTAGACGGCAAAGGGATAGTGACGATAAACGATCTGCCCCTGTCAAACCTCTCCACATCCCAGCAGGTAAGGACATGTCTGGATATCGCCAGGGTACTCGCAAAAGATAATCCCCTCAAGTTAATCTGTGTAGACAAAATCGAACACCTGGATGAAACAGTAAGGAAAGAATTCCTGAAGCAGATAGGAGAAACCGAGGGCTTCCAGTTTTTCGTGACTGAAGTCACTGACGGAGAACTCAAAATAGAAACGCGAAGATAATATGGAACTAACCAAAGAGCAGATAGAGGCAAGGAAGAATTACATAGGAGGCAGCGATGCTGCGGCAATCCTGGGACTATCCCGTTACAAGACAGCCCTTGAGGTATGGGCATGGAAGACCGGTCAGGTAGTACCGGATGACATATCCGACAAGGTCTACATAAAGCTGGGCAATAAGCTCGAGCAGACCGTGGCCGAATTCTTCACAGAGGAAACCGGAAAGAAGGTGCAACGCGTAAACGATACGATATTCCATCCTAAATACCCCTTCCTTGGGGCGAATCTGGACCGAAAAGTAATCGGAGAAGATGCAATCCTTGAATGTAAAACAGCGAATATGTTCAAGACAAGAGAATGGGAAGGAGAAGAAATACCCATCGAATACATAATCCAATGCGTGCATTACTTGGCCGTAACTGGCATAAAGAAGGCCTACATCGCCGTGCTGATAGGCAACATGGATTTCAAGTGGAAAGAGATAACCCGGGACGAGAAGGTAATTAATGACATGGTCGCCAAAGAGGTAGCCTTCTGGAATAACTTCATCGTGCCGAAAGTCATGCCTATGACTATAACCTCAGAAGACGGCGGCATACTTTATGCCCTATTCCCCAAGGCCGCAGAGGAAAGCATTATCGAACTCGGTGATGATACAAACGCACTCGTAGAGGCCCTTGATTCTATGCAGGCAGATTATAAGGTATTAGAGAAAGAAATCGAAGAGCAGAAGAACTGCTTAAGGGCCAAGCTTAAGACCTTCGAAACCGGGGTGACGAATAAATTCAAGATTACCTGGAAGAACCAAACTGAAAGGAGGATTGATACAGAACTCTTCAAAAAAGAAGAGCCGGCGATGTATGAAAAATACGCACCACCAAAAGAAAAACGAGTATTGAGATACGCCATAAAGAAATAAGGAGGAGGCCATGGCAAAACAGGGAGAAGTAGGCAAAGTATTAGAGAAGACAGGAGAACAAACCAGTCTGGAAACACTGATAAGACAATCGGCAAAGGAACTCGGGCAAACCTTGCCAGCACACCTTAATCCGGAACGACTGGTCCGGATAGCGCTAACATCAATACGCATAAACCCAGAACTTGCTAAATGCACACCGCAGAGTTTCTTAGGCAGCCTATTCGTACTCGCCCAAATAGGTCTTGAGCCGATAGCCGGCCGCGCGTACCTTCTGCCTTTCAGAAATAAGCGCAAGTTGATAGTAAATGGTAAGGAAGAATGGAAGGTAGTTCCTGAGGTCCAGGCACTCATAGGATATAAGGGCTTGGCTGAGTTATTCTACCGGCACGAAGTCGCCCTATCCATTGAGATGCAGACCGTACACAAAGAGGATTCTTTTGATTATGTGTATGGAACAGACAGTTTTATAAAGCATAAGCCAGTGCTTGGCGATCGGGGGCCAGTCATCGGATACTATGCCATAGCTAAGATGAAAAGTGGCGGTTGCGTATTCCGTTTTATGTCAAAAGACGAGGCTATGGAACACGGCAGGAAGCATGCCAAGACCTACGATAAAGAAAAGGGCGAGTTTTACCCCAGCTCCCCATGGGCCAAGGATCCTGACGCAATGTGCATGAAGACGGTCCTGATACAACTGGCCAAGTTACTACCTCTTTCTGTAGAACTGCAGCGTGCCATAGCAGTAGACGAAACCAGCCGGGAATATCGCAAAGGCATAGATAGTGCAATGGATCTTCCAGATACAACCAGCTGGGAAGAGCCCATAGATGTACCGGCAATAACGGATCAGGCCACTAAGAATGCTGCCATACCTGCCAAGGAGATAGAGAAAGGGCCCCCAACAAAATCGCCTCTGCCCCAAAACGTTCAGGACACCATAGCCAAAGCCAGGTCAAAGGTAGGGGATAAGATATACCAGAAGGTATTAGGCGGTCTGGGTTATTCGAAGATGGAAGAAATTCCAAGCATTCCAGAAGCCAATAAGCTGATAGCAGAGTTAGGTAAAGCCTACTCAGCAAGCCAGGGATAAAATCATGAAGCCCGCGCACGCAAAAGCGTCGTTCTTACCACCACTATATCAAAAGCTTTACGGAAAAGCAAAAATCCAGGGTTTAATCCCGTGCGGGCTTCTGCTATTTATTCTACTAATTGCTACTCCAGTTCAAGCAGAACAAACTACCTATCCGCCAGACCTATGGAAAGTAATAATGGCAGAGGCGGTTTCTGACGGATATGACGGAATGTATGGAGTCGCTTGTGTAATTAGAAATAGAGGGGGTGATTTGCGTGGATTTGCGGGAACGCATCGGAAAGATTTGGACGCATTTTGTAATCGCCAGGGTAAGAGATATATTGAGATGGCGAAACGAATCGAGACTATTGTATTTAAGAATAATGGTCAAGATATTACGAATGGGGCTACGCATTTTGAAAATATACAGAAATTCGGTATCCCTTATTGGGCAAAAAAGATGGATAGAGTTGCGGTGATAGGAAGCCATACTTTTTATAAAGAGAGGAGGGCATATGGTCGAAACTATCCAGCACTACGATGCCAGCACACGGAAGCTTGAGCAGCCGCTGAATTATAAAGTCAAGAAACTCCTGGAGCTCGGGTTAATCCGGCGCATCACAGATGGACTTTATGAAGTTCTTCCTATCCCCGGCTATAACATAACTACCTACACGATCAAGGAACACATGGGCCGGCTCTTTTGTAACTGCCAAGCCGGAAGAAAGCGCGACTGCAGCCATGCCCAGGCGGTCCGGATATACAGGGAGCGGACAGAACCGAGGGAACAACAGTTACATACTTTTGGAGATTTGTTCAAACGCCAGAAAGATAATCATTGGAAAATCAATCCTGAAGAAAGTTTGCTTTAAGCTTATAAAAAAGGAGGAGAACCAATGCTCAACAAGGCAATTCTTATAGCAAATCTTTGTAAGGATCCCGAACTAAAGTATACCCCCCAAGGCACCGCAGTCTGTAACCTAAGGCTCGCATCTAACCATACCTTCAAGACAAAATCAGGAGAGGATAAGGAGCAGGTGTTATACATAACAGCCACCGTCTGGAGTAAGAGGGCCGAAAACTGCGCTGAATATTTAAAGAAAGGCAGCCACATATTTGTAGAGGGCCGGCTACAGACACGCTCCTGGGATGGGCCAGATGGTAAGAAGAATTCTGTGATAGAGATACAGATAGAGAATATCCAGTTTCTTGACCGGACTAAAGAGGGGACGTCGTTAGAGGAAACAGCACAAGAAGAACAGTCATAAAACATTTAACAAAAGAGGAGGAGGCATGAAACAAAAACAAGTGGAAAGGATATTAGAGGATCGCATTGATATTCCCGGAATCGCCCGCGATATGCTGGCTGTAGGATACGAGCCAGCCAAAAAAAGAGTAGTAAAGCCTGGAGTACGTTTCATCGATAACAAGAACGGCACCATAACCGACACCAAAACAGACCTTATCTGGGTCAAAAATCCTCATACAGACCTGCCGGAAAAGTTTAAGGAATACATGAACTGGCAACCAGCCATAGAAGCCTGTAAAGAACTGAACTTTGCCGGTTGCAAAGACTGGCGTCTGCCTACGGTTGAGGAGCTGCGCGAGTTGGTAGACTATGCCCGCGGTGCCAAAGATAACGAGCCAGCCATAGATACAAAATTTTTCCCGGACACCAAATGTTCCTGGTATTGGACCAACACCCCTTGTGCTTGGTGTTCAGGCAGCGCGTGGTACGTGTACTTCAGCCACGGCGGCGTGGACTACGGCGGTAAGGGCTACAGCAGTTATGTGCGTCCGGTCCGCTCCAGCCAGTGATTGGCGATTTGACAATTTTCAAGCGAGGTAATCGAGATGAGTTTTTACGAACAGCTACCAGTATATAAGAAAGCTTTAGACCTCACCGTGTATTTTAATACAGTGGTTCGTCACTTTGATAAGCACTGTAAATATACCGTAGGCGCTGATCTCTGCAATCTTTCTCGCAAGATTCTCATCTTGGTTGCTCGGGCAAATGCAAAACAAGAAAGACAGGTAAGACTTCAAGAGGCAATCGAACTTTTGGAAGAATTAAAGATTCTAATCCATGTCTGTAAAGAGATAAAAGCGTTTCGTTCATTAAATAGTTTTGAATTTGCCACTCGGAAAACTATTGAAGTGGCAAAGCAGTGCGAAGGGTGGTTAAGAGGCCAGAATTCCTCAAGCAATAAACCTTGAGGAAGCGTGCGATTTTGTATTCCACTGGGCGCTTACTCCACCTAAACGGTATAAGAACGCAAGGAGTGATACTAAAAAGATTCGCTCCTGAAGATAATAAGTGAGTAAGCAAAAGTTGCTTGGTGTTCAGGCAGCGCGTGGTACGTGAACTTCAACAACGGCAACGTGAACAACGACAATAAGGACAACAACAATTATGTGCGTCCGGTCCGCTCCAGCCAACGGTTTACAGAACGAAATATTCTCGTTCCAAAATATATACCAGTGTTATCTTGATTGTCGCAGGAAAAAGCGTAATACCTATAACGCCTTGCGCTTTGAGATTAACGCCGAAGAGAATATCCTTAAGCTTGAACAAGAGCTTAAGAGCCATACTTATCGCCCTTCGCGCTCACTTCTTTTTGCCGCCCGTAAACCCAAGCTGAGGGAAATATTCGCCGCAGACTTCCGGGATCGCGTAGTGCACCATATTCTGGTAAGAGAACTTGAGAAAATATGGGAGTCAATCTTTATACATGATTCCTATGCAAGCCGGGACGGCAAAGGTACGCATAAGGCCATTAGCCGGTTACAGAGCTTTCTGCGAAAGATCACCAAGAACGACCACGTCCGCGCCTATTATCTGCAGCTCGATATTAAGAACTTTTTTACCAACATAGATAAAGATATTCTCTTTGTTTTAATTAAGTCTAAGGGAACCAATCCCGAATCCCTGTGGCTTACGCAGAAAGTTCTCTTTTGGGATTGTACTACTTCATATATCCCAAGAGGCAACAAGGCTCTCTTATCAAACATCCCAATCAACAAAAGCCTTTTCGGCAAAGAGAACCTATGCGGCCTGCCAATAGGCAACCTTACCAGCCAATTCTTTGCGAATATCTACCTGAACGAGTTAGACCAATTCGTTAAGCACACGCTTAAGACGCATTACTATTTGCGCTATGTGGATGACTTTGTTATCCTCTCCCAAGATGCCTCGGAATTAAGCGCCTGGCAGGCAAGGATTGAAGAATTCCTTACTAAGCAGCTTAGTCTACGCCTACATCCCAAAAGACGTAAGCTATTGCCTATCTCAAACGGCATAGACTTCTTGGGCTACATAGTCCGGCCAAGGTATATTCTGGTCCGGAGACGCGTAGTAAATAACCTTAAAGAAAAAATCAGGCAGTTTAATCAGACTAAAACAAAAGACTTAAAGAAGCTTCGCGATTCAGTGGCAAGTTACTTAGGTCATTTTCGCTGGGCTAATGCTTATCGATTAACTCAAAGAATATTTAAGGAGCTACAATGGCTTGGATAGAATCACATCAAGAATTAGAAAAACACCCCAAGGTTTTAATGTTAATGAGCCTTATGGGATGGAGTAAAGATACAACCATAGGAAAACTGCACCGCTTCTGGTGGTGGTGTGTAAGCTACGCAGAGGATGGAGATCTGCGCAAGTACCATGTAGATCAGATAGGAGCAGCAGTGGATCTTGCCCCTGGCAAAGAATCAAGTTTGTTTGCCAATAACATGGTCAAGGCTAAATGGATAGACCTAAAGCCTTACCTTCGGGTACATGATTGGTGGCATTATATAGGGAGGTTCCTGCAGGTAAAATATAAGCTCCATCCCGAGAAATGGGAAAAAGTGAGGGCTCTATATACTGATGGTTCTAACAACCCCCCTAACAACGGTGGTAACAACCATATACCTAACCTAACCTTACCTAACCAAACCAAACCTAAAAAGAAACAGCCCTATTGGGCTGCTTTTAAGGAAAGTTCTCAAGAACAACTAAAAGTAGTAAACAAAGAATTCAATATATACCAATTCCTAACCAAGTTAAAGAAAGACAAACAAATAGAGATACCAGAAGAAGTTATTAATAGGATATGTGCCAGCTACGCAAAAAATAAGGCCGGAATCAAGGACTCGTGGCCGTGGTTTATCGTAACAACTCAGAAGGAATGGGAGGCATGGAACGCAGAGCAACAGATCAGGGAAGGTCAGGAATGGAAGAAGACGCCGGTGTCACCAGCCATAGCACAAATCTTGGCGGGGATGAAGATTGTGAGTAAATCATGAGTAGGCAACTTGAGCAGAAGCTACAAGAGCAATACACGTTCTATTTATACAGTAAGGGGGTATTATTTTGCGCTTCAGCCGGAGGTATGCATACACCAAACAAGATGGCCGCAATCCGTATGAAGCGCGCCGGGTATAAGGCTGGACACCCAGACATTGTAATTTATGAACCACGCGCAGGCTGGCATGGGATGACTATAGAGCTAAAGGTTAAAAACTATGCCGAAAAAACACAAAGAGACTGGCGGGATGAGCTCTTGAAGCGCGGATATTACGCAGTCATCGTACCGGGAAAGTTGGATTTTTTTGGGGCCCGGGCATTTTTAGAAGAAGTTACAGATAAATATCTAAGGGGGGAGATAAAGAATGGCACTTAAACTACAATGTAAGATTTGCGGTAGCGAACACAAAAACACATCCAAGCATTTTCCCGTAGCCCTATATGAGCGTCGCGAAGTATTCGAGGGCAAAGGCAAAAATAAAAAGTCGTTGGGGATAAAGCCGGTCTTGGTAGGCTATGCCTGCAGTAAGTGTATACAGAAACACGAACTCACCCAATTCATTAAAGAACACAACATAAAACCCGGGTCAGGCCAGCGGCTGATGGATGCTGTCCGGAAAAAGGCAGAGGAGCTGAAATTAAAAAGAGTGCCCGTAAATAGAATAATAAAGCCGAAGCAAGAAAAGCCGCGTTTCTGGCAGCGACTCAAAGACAGATTCCCTATAAGAACCAGGATAAAGAAGGAGGCGAAGTAAAGAATGAAGACCATCTGTTTTGATTTTGACGGCGTGATAGCGCACTACGACGGCTGGAAGGGGCCGGATATTTTCGGCAAGCCTAACTGGGATGTGGTAGAAGCAATGCAGATGCTTAAAGCCGCAGGACACCATATTATAATCTGGACTACCAGGAAGGCAACGCCGGCGCTCAAGGCCTATCTGGCCAGAAACAAGATCCCCTACGACTCGATAAACTCAAACGCGCATAATCCCCCGGGCACTTCAACCAAACCGATATACCACGTAATCATAGATGACCGGGCCATCCAATACCGCGGCCAGAAAACAGAGAAACTAATCAGGAGTATAAAACACTTAATAGAAAACGGGGCGCCGATATTGGATGGAGAGGAGAAAGGTGAAAATGGAGACACCAAACCAGAAGTCGCACCAGTTGCCCTTTAAGCTATTGGGCGAAGTCTGCTCTGTCATCCAGGATACTGGCTTTATTGGGAGCGCAGAGGATTATGTAAAAGAATTCTACGGCAAGCCATTCGCGGAGCTGACCATATGGGAGGCAGAAATGATAGTACGCAACCTTTCAAGTAAAGAAGGTTGCTTGCACGGAACTAAAGAGGGTGGGTATGAAGAGAATAAGAAGGTGGATTAAAAAGTTATTCCACAGACACGAGCACAAATTCACAAATAAACTTACCGTAAGCGGTTACGGCTATACGGAATACGAAATATGGTTTTGCAAATATTGCCCAGAGGTCTTTGGCAAGCAGACAAAGAATTTTAACTAATGGAACTCAATAAAATAATTCAAGGTCATACACCCGATATCATAAAGACATTTCCAGATGAATCAATAGACTGCGGTGTAACCAGTCCACCCTTTTGGGCTTTGCGGGATTATCAAACTGAACCGCAGATATGGGATGGGGATGAGAATTGCCAGCACGAATGGGGGCAATTACAGAAAACGCTAAAGCATAAATCTGGAGAAACAAATCCCAGCAAAGAAGGATGGTATAAAGACAAAGGCGCAAGTGATGATAGGGGTAACAATTTCTGCTCTAAGTGTGGGGCCTGGCGTGGCTCATTAGGATTAGAGCCAACCTTTGATTTGTATATAAAACATCTCTGCGATATATTTGATGAGTTCAAACGAGTGCTGAAAAAGACAGGAACGCTGTGGGTGAATATTGGAGATACTTATTGGGGTGGTGGTAATAATCGTGGCAGCACCGAAGAAAATCTATCAGCAAAACAGTTTAGCAATCGGGGTGCAAGAGGACAAAATCAACGAGAGTGGGACAAATCTTATTCTACAAAATCCCTTTGCCTTATCCCAGAGAGATTTTGCATTGAAATGGTAAACAGGGGTTGGATAAAAAGAAACACGATAATCTGGTATAAAAGAAATTGCATGCCATCGTCGGTAAAGGATAGATTTACGGTGGATTTTGAGTATGTGTTTTTCTTTGTAAAGAATAAAAAGTATTGGTTTGAGCAGCAGTATGAGCAATGGACTGATAATAATATATCAGATATTAGAAGAGCAGAAGCAAAACACCCCGGCTATAACGGCAAATATAGGAAAGGATACAATCAGCAATATCGAGATTTATTAGGTGGCCAAGGAATTAAGGGGCAACCAGTAGGAAATCCATCTCAAGGCCGTAACCGCCGTTGTGTCTGGGATATTCCCACAAAGCCGTTTTCTGGAGCGCACTTTGCTGTGTTCCCAGAAACATTAGTAGAGCCGATGGTGAAAAGTGGATGTCCAGAGTTTATCTGTAAGAAGTGCGGAAAGGCGAGGGAAAAGATAGAGAAACGAGAAAGTTTTATTACGAGGCCGACAACAGGAAGTCCTAATCAAAAACAAAAACAGAAGCCAGAGAACAGTGGAGGATTGGCGAGAACTGGTGGTCATGTTGCTGTTAGGATAGAGAATATTGGTTGTACCGACTGTGGCTGTGGGGCAGATTTTGAGCCTGGAGTAGTACTTGATCCTTTCATGGGCGCAGGAACCACGGCCGTAGTAGCCAAGAACCTGGGTCGGAATTATATCGGCATAGAACTGAATCCAAAATATATTGAGCTCGCCGAAAAGCGACTTTTAGATAAATTCGGGATGTTTAAATAACCACACCACCAAAGAAAGGAGCAGCACCATGGGTAAACCAAGACCAAAGGCAATAGGGGAATTCGTAATAGTGCAACTGAAAGAGAAGGAGAGCTCGCCCATAGTCATGCCAGATACTGCGCAGCATAAGGCATACGCAGGCTCAGTCTTCAGAGTGATAGATGTAGGCAGGGCTTGTAAATATATAAAGCGTGGGGACCAGATAATCATATCAGCCCCGGCCTCAACTGAATTTGACTACGCCGGCGAACACTACTTTGCTTTACCAGAGAGCCGGATAGCAGTAGTACTCCGTTAACGCCAGGGGATGAGAAAAAAGAAATGAGTTTATACAAAACCACAATCGAATGGACTGAGTTCACTTGGAAGATAATCACCGGTTGTAAACACGGCTGCCCCTACTGCTACGTGCGCCGTTGGGACAAAGAGATGACGCCACGCTACCATGGTGACCGGCTATACGCGCCTATTCGGCGAAAGAAGCCATCTCGGATATTCGTAGCCAACACAGGCGATATGTTTGGAGACTGGATCCCGAACGAGTGGATAGTAAACATAAAGAACATCATCCACCAATGCCCCCAGCACATCTTCCAGCTGCTTACCAAGAATCCCCGGCGCATGGCAGAATGGTCGTGGCCTCAGAACGTCTGGGCCGGCACAACCGTAACCACTCAGGCTGAGATAGAAAGGATCGAAATCATAAAGCAAGTGCATGCCAAAATACGATTCGTCTGCTTCGAGCCCATTCTTGGCCCCATAGACTACCCCAGCTTTAAAGGCATAGATTGGATAATAATTGGCGCAGAGAGCGTAGGCAAATCCTACATTCCCAGAGATGCAGCCGCAGCGCAGCGATGGGCTACGCCTTTGATAGCGCAAATAAAGAAAGAAGGCATACCTCTATTCCTAAAACCGAACCTGCAATGGCCGGAGCAGATTAAGGAATTACCTTTGGGAACAGCAGGGGTTGAGACATAAACTATTCAATAACCTCGTCGAGAAAACACTAATTAAAACAAAAAAGGAGGAAGAGATGAAAAAATCTAAACAACACCAACATGAACTCCCAGGGATGCCGAAGATATCAGCCCTGGCTGAGAAAGCCACAGAGTACTTAAACGAACGCGATGAGCTGCAGCAACAAAAGGACATTGTAGGAGGAATAAAGCAGAAACTCGCCATAGAATTTCAGAAGGCCGGGGTAAACAAAATACGGATATCTGGCTGTACTATTATTTATAAACATAAGGAAGCAGACAGTATCACAGTAAAAAAAGACCCAGAGAATATATAAACCGGCGAGGTTGAGAAAAAATGAACACTCAGAAAATCTATGACATAGTTTTTAAATACCTCGATGACTACCCAGACAAGACAATAGCGGTACAGCACATTGCCGAATTTATAAAAGGAAGAGAGAGGATAAATGGGCGGGGATGGTTAAAAAAAATATGGCCTTTTAGCCGAACCGCCGAGGTTGAGCCAAAATGATAACAAAAGAAAAGCGTAAAGAATTCGTGGTCAAAGATAAAACACCCCTTGACAAATTGTCATAATTGTGGTAGGAAGAAACCAGAGAGGATGAGACATAATGCTGGTTAGAATAACGAACTTTATTGGATACGTGCTATTGGCCTTGCTTGCGGCAGGGATAGCATGGGCAGCAGCGATAACCATACTCACCACCAAATTCTGTCTATCATGCAAGACATAAAGAAACCAAAAACAAAGCAAGAAAAACCCTACCAGTTACTAACTCCTCGGCAAGAGAAATTCTGCCACGAATACTTAAAAGACCGCAACGGAATGCAAGCAGCAATCCGCGCTAACTATTCACCAAGATCAGCCAAAGAACAAGCATCGAGATTGTTAACCAAGGATAACGTAAGGTATCGAGTAAACCAGCTCATCGAGGAGCAATTTAATCGGATAAAACTAAGCGCAGACCTTGTAATTAAAGGCCTGCTAAAGATTTCAGAGGCCGATATCCGAGACGCTTTTGATGAAGATGGCAACCTAAAACCAATAAAAGACCTCCCGGAGCCCATAGCAAAGGCTATAGCAGGCGTTGAGACAGATGAACTATACGATGGTAAGGGTAGTGATAGGGAGAAAATAGGTGTTACCCGGAAGATAAAATTCTGGAATAAGAACGAAGCGTTAAGAGACTTAGGCCGCCACTTGAAGATGTTCACTGATGTTCAAGAAATACGGGGCCTCGAGAACCTCGCAGAGGACATAAAACAGGCCAGAGTGAGGGCAAAGTATGCAGGAACTACTCGCCGAAAAAGCAGAGACTGAGCGTCAGCTAAGAGAAGACATGGCCTCATATACCAGCGATCCATATGGGTGGGTTTTTTATGCCTTCAAGTGGGGCCAAGGCGAACTGGAAGGCTATGATGGCCCAGATAAATGGCAGACAGAGGCGTTAAAATACTTAAGAGACCAGCTGCAAGCCAGAAGGTTGACTCCCTCCCAAGTTATCCAAATAGCCGTAGCTTCAGGAAATGGGCCAGGGAAAAGTACACTGGCAGCCTGGATAATCCTCTGGGGCCTATCAACCTTTGAAGACACGCGCGGAGTAATAACCGCCAACACCGAAACTCAGCTACGCACTAAGAGCTGGGCAGAACTGAGTAAGTGGCACCGGCTATTCATAGCCAAGCATTGGTTTGAACTTACCGCCACAGCCATCTATGCAAAGAACCCGGAGCACGAAAGAACCTGGCGTATAGACCAAGTACCTTGGTCAGAGCACAAGACAGAGGCATTCGCCGGCCTACATAACAAAGGCAAGCGTATAATCGTGATATTTGATGAAGCCTCAGCCATTCCGGACAAGATATGGGAGGTTTCAGAGGGCGCGCTGACAGATGAGAATACCCAAATACTGTGGCTTGTTTTTGGAAACCCTACTCGCAACACCGGCCGCTTTAAGGAATGCTGGGGTAAATTCAGGCACCGCTGGAAACAATGGCAGATAGATATCCGTAAGAGCCATCTCGTAAACCAGCAACAGATAAAACAATGGATAGAAGACTTAGGCATAGATAGTGACTGGGTTAGGGTACACGTCCTCGGCGTATTCCCCAAGGCAAGCGACCTGCAGTTTATCCCCAATGATATAGTAGAAGCAGCCAGGGGCCGTCAGCTCGAGGCCCATAAATACATCTTCGCCCCCAAGATTATAGGCGTAGACAACGCTTGGACCGGCGGGGATGAGATAGTACTTGGTTTAAGACAAGGCTTAGTATACCGGCAGCTGCAGGTCTTCCAAAGGAACGAAGACGATGCAATAATAGCCGGAGCAGTAGCCAAGTGGGAGGACGCGGAGAAAGCAGACGCAGTATTTATAGACTTAGGCTATGGTACAGGAGTTTTCTCATTTGGCAAACAAATGAATCGGCAATGGATGCTTGTATCCTTCGGAGCAAAATCAAACACTATAGGCTTTGCCAATAAACGCGCAGAGATATGGGGCAAGACGAAACAATGGTTACAGGAAGGCGGTTGTATGCCCGATGACCAGAGGTTGGCTGATGACTTAACAGGACCCGAAGCATATCCAAAGTTATCCGGAGAGATACTGCTTGAATCAAAAGAAGACATGAAGAAAAGAGGATTGGCCTCACCCAACAGAGCAGACGCATTAGCCCTGACATTCGCATATCCCGTCGTGAAAAAGAAAAGCAACGAAGAAGGTGCAGTTCAGAAAAAAGAATACGACCCTCTCGCCTAAAAATATCCCTTGACAAAATGACATATTTATGTTAGCAATATAAACAATAGCAGGCTGATCACCTGCAATAGATTTCAAGCCGTTCTCGTCGACGAGTGAGAGCGGCTTTTTTTATTGCCTGCGATAATGTCATAATGACATACTAAAAAGCGAGGTAGCCCATGTGTTTTGGAGGAGGAGGAGGATCACCAAGCCCTGCCCCCGCACCAGCAGCAGTATCAGCCCCACCCCCGTCACCAACACCAACAGCCCCACCTACAGCACCAGGATCAGCGGAAGAATTCGCATCAAAGATAGCAGAGAAAAAAAGAAAGCAGCTTGCAGCCATAAAATACGGTATAAGCAGCACGGTTAAGACATCCGGAGCAGGAGATACTGGTTCGGTTAATCTTCTTATGCCTGCGCTAATGGGTTCGGGCCTAAAAGAAAAGCTGGGAGTTTAAATGCCAGAGACAACCACAGTAAAAGAGAAGATAGGCACGGGACTGGACAGAAAAGAATTTGAACGCCGTATAACCGCCATGAAGAATGAAACGCAGTCGTGGCTCTCCACTTGGAAGGATATAAAAGCCTATATAAATCCTACCAGAGGTTTCTTTGACGACCAGCCGAACAAAGGCCAGGCCATAGACCACAAGACTATGCTTGACGGTTATCCCAGAAGGTGTGCGCGCACTTTAGGCAGTGGTATGACAAGCGGGATGACATCGCCAGCTCGACCGTGGTTTAGACTCGGAGTAGACGATCCCAGTCTGATGGAACTTGACAGCGTAAAGTTATGGCTCGATATCGTCCAAGAACGAATGATGAATGTATTTTCGCGTTCGAACATCTACGGCGTCTTAACTTCAACATACGAAGAAGATGGTTCTTTCGGCACCGCAGCAGCAATAATTCTTGAAGACCCCGATACGGTAATCAGGGCTCGCAACTTTACTATCGGCGAATACTGGCTAAGCACTGGACCAGACGGAAGAGTAAACGGATTCGGCCGCAAATACTGGCTGACCGTAGGCCAACTGGTGAAAGAATTCGGCATCGATAATGTAAGCCCCTCCGTAAAAACCTCATACGAAGGCACAAAAGATATAGATAAGTGGGTCGCAGTAATTCACCTGATAGAAGAAAACGACGACAGAATTCCCGACAAAGTAGACTTCAAGAACATGCCCTACCGTTCTATCCAATGGGAAGAAGGTTCGCCCTTGGACTGCTTCTTAAGGATAGGCGGTTATGAGGACTTTCCCGTTGTAGGACCACGCTGGCAAACGACCACTACAGCAGATATCTACGGCAAATCCCCTGGCTGGGATGCCTTAGGCGATGCCAAGATGCTGCAGAAGATGGTGCGCAAAAAACTTCTTGGTCTTGACAAGACAGTAGACCCGCCAGTTCAAAAAGATGGCATGGTAAGCGGAGAAGTAAACACCCTGCCAGGAGGCGTAACCACCTCATCAGCGAATGTTCCTAACGCCGGAGTAAGGCCAGTCTACCAGGTCCAGATAAACCTTAAGGACTTAGATGCCAGTATACGTGAAACTAAGAATGACATCAGTAGCATATTCTATACGGACTTATTCTTAATGCTCATGACGTTGGAGAGAAAACAGATAACCGCCAGGGAAGTAGCGGAAAGACACGAAGAGAAACTGTTGATGTTAGGGCCAGTGCTTGAAAGCTTAGAAAGCGAACTCCTTGACCCGCTCATTGACCGTGCCTTTGCCATAATGCTACGGGTTGGCCTGATACCAGAGCCACCGCCTGAATTGGAAGGCCAGGACATAAAAGTGGAATATATCTCCATACTTGCTCAGGCCCAGAAGATGGTAGGTACTACGGCCATAGAGCAGGTATGCGCATTTGTAGGTCAGTTGGCTGGGATAAGCCCCAGCGTGCTCGACAAGATAGATTGGGACGAGGCAGTAGAGACCTATGCTGAAATGGTAGGTATACCAGCAAGGATACTGAGAAGTGCCGAGGCCGTAGCAGCGATACGTGAAGCCAAGGCTGATGCTGAATTAAGGATGAAGCAGGCCCAGTCAGGTATGATGGCAGCAGAAGGAGCCAAGACTTTATCCCAGGCCAAGATGGGTCAGGATGACAAAGGCCAGAACAGTGCTCTTGACGCAGTTATAGCAGCTCTGACAGGAAAGCCTATGCCGGCAAATCCTGCAAGAGAAGCAATAGCGTCAGTGAGATAAATATGCCTAAAGAATTAGAAGAAAAATTAAGAAGAGAGGCAGCAGAGCATAAGTCTTGGTCTAAGAAGAGAAAAAATGCATACATCTATGGAACCTTAAGAAACACGGGTTGGATACCCTCAACTCAGAAGAAAAAATAATGGATCCCGAAGAGAGACAGAAAAAGTTAGAGGAACGCAGCAAACAAGAAAGAGAGCGCGAGTTAAACGATATCAGAAAGGTCTTGGCGCTTCCGGAAGGCCGCCGGTTGTTATGGCGAATCATGAGTGCGGCAGAAACGTTCCTCGCTTCGACCACAGACAAGAGAATAATCGGTCTGATGTTATTCAACGATATCATGAAAGTAGCGCCCGAGGTATTCCTGCAGATGCAGAGGGAGTATAAATCTGAGCAAGAAAGTATTAAAAAACAATTTCCTATAGAAGCAGAAGAGTTTTAATAACTCTTATCCTTCTATGAGGACAAAAGGAGGCAGACATGCCAAACCCAGACGGAACACAAACAGCAGAGAAAATAGCAGCCGCAACAGCAGCAAAGGAAGAAAAGAGTTTATTGGATGGCGGCGAAGTACCAGCAGTAACAACACAGACACCAGAAGAGATAGCCGCGGCCAAGGCAACACAGGACGCCAAGGACGCAGAAGATAAACGTATCCTGGAAACAGAGGATGCCAATTTATCCGCAGAGGACAAGGAAAAGAAGCCAGCGCTCGTAAAGGCAAAGGAAGAGAAGCGCCTGCTCGAGACGCCGGAAGCTGACCTATCCGCTGAAGATAAAACAGCAAGAGCAGCCTTAATAAAAGCCAGGGACGATGCAGCAAAAGCAGCGCAAGCCAAGGGTGCACCTGAAAAGTATGCTGACTTCAAGGTGCCTGAGGGTGTTGAGGTTAATCAGCCGATGCTTGAGGAATTCAAGACAACGGCCAAGAAACATAACCTTACCCAAGAGGCAGCCCAGGAGTTAATAGACCTTCAGGTAAAACACGTACAAGGCATTTCCGAAGGCCTGCTCACCACTTTTAATCAGATCAAAACAGACTGGAAAAAAGAAACCGTCCAAGAGTTGGGGGCTGATTATAAGAAAGAGTTGGTCTACGCGGGAAAAGCTATCGACAAGTTCGGCACACCTGAACTGCGTGTATTACTGAACCAGACAGGAGTAGGAAATCACAAGGAGCTGGTGAAATTCTTTGTGAAGATAGGCAAGACCGTAAGTGAAGATACCTTCGTAGACGGAAAGAACAGAACCGGAAAAAAGAGTGACGCCGAACTGTTCTACGGCGACTCAATGAAAGAAAAGTAACCTAACCTAAAAAGGAGAAAGTACCATGCCTACTATTGGAAACACAAATCTAACTCTGATGGATTATGCGAGGCGTGCTGATCCGGATGGGAAGATACAACGCATAGCAGAAATGCTAAATGTCGTAAACGAAGTACTCGAAGACCTCGTGTTTGTCGAGGGCAACACCACGACTGGGCATAAGACCACGCTAAGGACAGGTCTACCTTCCGTGGCCTGGAGACAAATCAACAAAGGCACCCAGCCGTCCAAGTCTCAAACCAAACAGCAGTTATTCACTGCTGGTATTATCGAAGGCCTCGGCCGCGTTGACGAAGAACTCGTCAATATAGCAGTAGATAAGGCGGCATTCAGGCTTTCAGAGAACGCGCCTTTTATCGAGGCGATTTCTCAGCTCATGGCAACAACCCTATTCTACGGCAACGTGGAAATCAATCCCGACAGGTTCACCGGACTATCCCCTTATTACTCATCGACGACTGCAGCATCAGGAGATAATGTGATAAAGGGCGGTGGTTCAGGCTCAGATAACACCTCGCTCTGGCTCGTAGTCTGGGGCGAAAATACCATCCATGCGTTCTTCCCTCGTGGCACCAAAGCAGGTATTGAGCATAATGACAAAGGCCTTGAACTCGTAAGTGACAGTGAATCACCAGCTGGCCAGTATTATGCTTATATCGACCAGTACAAGACCCGTTTGGGTTTAGCAGTAAGAGACTGGAGATATGCAGTGCGTATCTGCAACTTGGACGTCTCCGCTTTAGCAACTGCCAGTGATAGTTCCGACAGCTCCGCTAATGTCATCAAGTTCATGATGCAGGCGCTGAACAAAGTACCGAGCCTGAGAATAGGCCGCGCAGCTTGGTATTGCAATAAAGAAGTAAAGACGGCTCTCGACATCAAGGCGTACAACCATACGAACGTGAACCTGACCATCGAGAAGTTAGAAGGTGGAGCCCCGATTTCCAGATTTATGGGGATACCGATTCGTCGCTGCGATGCGATTCTAAACGCCGAAACACTCGTAGCCTAAACCTTAAGAGAGGAATAGGACGATGCAAGATTTATTAACCACTAACCAAAAAGGAGACCCAAGATGATACGCGACCATGATTTGATTTTCTCGGAAGGACAGGTACTTACTGCTTCTGCGCCATCCACCGATGTCGTAGATTTATCGAAAGCAGGCGATGCAGTAGGTGGCCAAGAGCTCTATCTCATAGTGCGTGTAGGCACAGTGCTTGATTCAACTGAAGAAGATGCGGTTCTTCAGATTTCTATTGAGTCTGATTCAGCTGTTGGCTTTGCCACAGCGAAAGTAGTATTAGCCAAATCGGACTTAATAGCTGAAGCAGCATGCACGGCCGACACGATAATCTGGAAGATAAAACTTCCTCCAGGCCTAAAGCAATTTGTGCGCGTGTACTATGCTGTAACAGTGCACAACTTCACAACCGGCACCATCGATGCGTTCTTAACACCGGATGTGAACATAGCATAAAAGTAGGTAAATGAGTGAGGCCTGCTCTACGCTCCAAGGTGGGGCAGGTCTCTTCAAACTAATCCTTGCCGTAACTAATGGAACGACTAACACTCGCCATTGCTGACGCGTAAGGAGAAAGGAATAAAATGGCAAAGTATCAAGTCTTACGGGATTGCTATGGGTTCCAGAACAGGTATTGGGAAAAGGGGATGATAGTAGATATAGGCCCCAAAGAGAATCCTCCCCATCATTTTAAGCTTATAGACGGAAAAAACCCAGGACCTAAAGCAACCGAAGGCCAGGAGCCAAAGGAAGCAAGCACTGCCGCTGGAATAGCGCGCGAAGAGATGTTGGCCGAGGCCAAAAGCCGCGGCATTAAAGATGCTGAATTCCTAAACCAGGATGAACTGCTGGAAGTATTAGCCAAAGATATCAGTCGGCAGAAGATTACGGCTATTATACAGAAGGCTAAGGCACGTCAGCAAAAAAAGTAAGATAATCCGGAGGTCTTATGGTTCCTACTTCAGATATTGCAATATGCAATCTGGCGCTATCTCATCTCGGACAGAGCCCTATAGTAGCGCTGAATGAGGCAAACGAAAGCGCCCGGCAGCTAAGCAGGATATACGATATAACCAGGGATACTGTTCTAAGAGGAAAAGACTGGAGATTTGCTTCAGTGAAAGCACCACTCGCAGAGGTATCTGGTCAGGAGATACCCGGCTGGGCATACATATATGCCTATCCCGTAAAGTGTTTATGTATCCGCAAGATATTCTACGATGCCGAAAGCCAAGACCCCAAACCAATCGAATTCGAAACCCTATTTATCCCAGGAATAAACCAGAAAGTAATTGCCACTAACTACGCCGACGCCTACATAGCATATACCTATCAAGTGATTGACCCAGCGTTATTCGATATGTCTTTTGTGATGGCTTTTTCTTTTCTGCTTGCCGCCCAGGTAGGCAAACCCCTGACCGGCAACGACGATATAGCCAAACTGATGTTGCAATTATATGGATCGTTGATCTCTGACGCTGGTAGGATTAACGATATAGAACGATACATAAAGCCAAATCAGACGTCGAGTTTTGAGGATGTAAGATAAGGAGGAACGCATGCAAGATTTAGGAACGAAGAGAGACAATATGTACGACCATCCCACATCTGAGAAGGATATGCCGAAGGTAACATATCCAAAAGTAGATTTACCTTTATCGTTTATCGCAGATAAAGATGTTAAGCGCGATGATGAGGTAGTAATAAAACTAAAAGGAAGGGTATCTGGTTTTGAGGATAATGAGTGGCGCAAGATAGTCACTTTTGAATTAAAAGAGGGCGAACTTGAAGGCCACGACAAGAAAAAAGAAGAGGATAATAAAAGTCTCTTAGGATAGTGAAAGGTGATTAATGCCTCAACCAGTTCAGATATTAAAGCCGACCTTCGCAGGCGGCGAACTTGCACCCAGTTTATATTCTCGCGTAGACCTCCAGCGCTATGCATCAGGATGCAGGAGGTTGCGCAATTTCTTTGTCCATCCACACGGATCCGCATCTAACCGCCCCGGCCTTCAATTCATATCCAAACCAAAATACGCGAATAAAAAATGTAGAGGTGTAGGTTTTGAGTTCTCCACTGAACAGGTCTACTCAATAGAATTCGGCGAATACTACTTCCGCTTCTATATGAACGGCGGCCAGATAATCGCCCCAGTGTCAACAGCCGCATGGGTAACGGCTACGGTCTATTATATCGGCGACTTTGTTAAGGTAGCTACTGTTATTTACCGTTCCAAAACAAACCATACATCTAATGGAACAGACCACAATACTCCCCCAGGCAATACCACAGACTGGGAAGCCTCAAACATCTACGAAATATCCACCCCCTATGTTGAAGCTGACCTGGATACGCTTAAATTTACGCAATCAGCAGATGTGCTATATATTACCCACCGCAATTATTATTCCCGCACACTAACGAGGTATTCACACATAAGTTGGCGTCTCGAATTATATCCTTTTGAAGATGGCCCGTTTATGCAACAGAATGTCACTACCTTAGCCTTAACACCATCAGCTGTGACCGGTACGATAACCTTGGCTGCCTCCGCAGCATTATTCAATGCACTTCATATTGGGGCATTATTTAAACTTGAGCATGATGTAGAAGGCCAGGCATATACAGGGGCATTTACAGGGACCGGACAAGGCACGGCACTAAAGTGTGGTAATACCTGGCGTATAATTACCCATGGCACCTGGACAGGTAAAATAAAAGTAGAAAAGTCTATAGACGGCGGCTCAACATGGACCACCATCAGGGTATTTACCTCAGCCGATGACTATAATCCCAACACATATGGCACAGAGGATGAAGATAAACCATTTCTGGTCCGGATAAATTGCTATGCCTATACAAGCGGAACGATTAATGTAGACCTGACTACCGATGCCTTCACACAGACAGGTATTGTAAAAATAGCAACATATTCCAGTCCGACCAGCGTAACCGCGACCGTCTTGAAAGAAATAGGCTTAGCAACTGCAACAGCAGATTGGTCAGAAGGCGCATGGTCAGACTATAGAGGATATCCGGCAACTGTAACTTTTTATCAGGACAGATTAGTTTTTGCCTCCACTAAACACGAACCGCAGACAACCTGGACAACCAAGACCAGCAATTATATAAACTTCGGCCGCAGTGACCCTCTGGTAGACTCGGATGGCATAACCGTAAATCTCCCCAGCCGTAAGATGAATGCCATAAGGCACCTTGTGGGGTTAGGTGAAATCCTTGCCTTTACCTCATCAAGTGAATGGAGCATAGGCCCAGGAGCCAACGCATCTATAACCCCAACATCCATAAGCCAGAAACTCCATGGCTATAGGGGATGCTCCGAAGTCACCCCAGTAGTAATAGGTAGTAGAGTAATATTCGTTCAGCCAAAAGGTTCAATAGTAAGAGACTTGGCTTTTGACTACGCTTCAGACAGTTACACCGGAGATCCATTAAGTCTATTATCAAACCATCTATTTCAGAATCACCAAATAATAGATATGGCCTATCAAGCAGAGCCAGACAGCCTGCTCTGGTGCATAAGAGACGACGGCATATTATTATCCTTAACTTATTTAAGAGAACAAGAGGTAGTAGCTTGGACATGGCACGATACCGACGGAGAATTTGAGTCTGTTTGGACTATTCCCGGAGAGACTTATGACGAAGTCTGGTTTGTGATAAAAAGAGGAAGCGAAAGATTTATCGAACGTATGGTGCAGCGCATGGTATCCATCGACCCCCGCGACCAGTTCTTCGTAGATTGCGGTTTAACCTATGATATTCCTAAAACCATAACCGGTATAACCAAAGCTGCCCAAGCAGTAGTAACGGCAGTAGGACATGGATTTGCAGATGGCGACTTAGTAGACATATCTGATGTTAGGGGAATGACTGAAGTAAACAACCTAAGATTTAAGGTGTCCGATAAGACAGCTGATACTTTTAAAATTAAAGACTCGGATACTGGCGCCTACATAAATTCAAGCGCATACACCACGTATACCTCCGCAGGCAAGGCGCGTAAAGCCGTAACGACAATATCTGGCCTGACCCATATCGAAGGCAAAACCGTCTCAGTATTAGCCGACGGCAATGTGATAGATAATCTGGTAGTAGCAAGCGGCGCAATAACTCTATCTATCGCCGCATCAAGAGTGCACGTGGGGCTTCCTTACCTATCAGACCTGGAAACACTGGACATAGAACTAAACTTAGCCACAGGAACTACACAAGGCAAGTTATTGAAAGTATCGAATGTGCAATTCAGGTTCTTAAACTCAAGAGGCGGATGGATAGGCCCGGACTCAGATCACCTTGACGAAATAACCCAGCGTACAAACGAGCCGATGGGGTCGCCAATTGATTTAAAGTCTGGATTCTATAAGCAACCGATAACCGGAAATTATTCAGAAGGCGGGAGAGTTTTTTATCGGCAGAAGGATCCCTTACCGGTGACAATCCTGGCCGTAATTCCGTCAATAAGTATAGGCGGGATGGGTGGTTCGAATGCAAACTGACACAGAAAGAAAAATATACTACAACAAAAACAGAGTAATAGTAAGAGAATTCCAGCTCAGCGATATTATGATTATGGGTGATAATTTAAGAGAAACCGACAAGAACGAAATCTGGGCATCTCATCATCATACTCCAGAGGAAGCATTGCTATTATCTTTTAACTCAGCGATATCCTGTTTTACAGTAGAGAACAAAGGTGTGCCAGTCGCTCTGTTCGGAATATCGCCTTTTACTTTATTAGATAACAAGGCAAGTATATGGCTTCTGGCGACAGATAGTTTTGACGCATTGATTAAAAAGAATAGAAAAGAATTTATCAGGCAATCAAAAATATTCATCAGGTTTCTGCTTGAACAATATCCTTTATTAGAAAACTATGTTGACGCAAGGAATATTCCGTCGGTGAAATGGTTAAAATTATGTAGGGCTAAAGTGGAAGAGGCAAAACCTTTCGGTATAGAAAAACTGCCTTTTCATTATTTTTCATTCAGGAGGAACAACTAAATGTGCGACCCGGTCACCCTTACAGTTACAGGAGTAGTATTAGCCGCCGCAGCCGGAGGTATAGCCGCCTACGGACAATACCAAGCCGGCAAGGCCCAAGATAAATACTATAAATATTTGGCCGACCAAAACGAGCGCGAGGCAGAAGCGGCGCAACAGACTGCAGAACAGCAGACAACCATAGCCCAAAAC